TTGATCTCATCTCGTTCTGCCAGTATTTCATTTAATATAGAAATATTTTCTGGGGTGTCATGTCCACTCGCCAAACCATCTGGCGAACGCATCGCCCATTCATTGAGAACATACTCTATAATCTTACTTTTTTCCATGATATATAAATATTCGTATATATGAGATATACGCTTATTATAAATATTATATAGAGATCTGTTTCATATCACCATAATTCTTGCCTGCATATACTTTTACCGGAAACTTGTCGCGTTCCATTATGCTCTTTATTCTTTTTATAACAGGCATCTTATCGCTTTTATGAGCATCAAACAATATGCTATCGTATGTATATAGCACCGGCTTGGTTTGTTTATCATTTAGATAATTCATTAGTTCGCCAAGCACATCTACTGCCATTTCTGTCTCAAACGCCTGTAGTATATAGTTGAATAGTTTATTGGGAGTAGGATCTTGAATATGACAATGTTTGATTTTTCTGCCATACTTTGGCGTTTCTATATATCCATTTTCCTCAAAGAACTTCCAGCGATGGTCAATATATTCCTGCACCTTCTTTAGATATGGAATATGTATCCATTTCTTATCAATGCCGCCATATATCTGTGTAAATGTAAATCCTTTAGCGACAGCAATATCTTCGTCGGTTATATTGGACTTGTTGAAATAATACTTGGATAGATATGCGTATGGATTTTCAGCGGCGTCCATTTGGAAGTTGGATAAGTGAGCAATAAGACGCGGATGAAACGCATTATAGTCCATCATCACAAGCATACCATCGTCGCCATATCTGCTTACAAAGCAGTTTCTGCTACCATCATTCTTATTCAACGCCGCATAATTGACGCCGCCAAATCTATTAGAGGGTCTGCCAGTTGATGTAAGCAGGTTGTATTGCGAAAATACAAAATTGTTTTTGATATGGCGATTTTGTTCCTCGCCGAAAATATCAGTAAAATCTTCATTCACGCACAATCCATTTGACTCTAACTTGGCAAACAAGTCAGTCATAACATTGTTGGTGAATACAAATCCCTTCTCGCGAATATTAGACAAGTATATGTTCTTTATCTTCTGAACATTATTGGTGAATACTTTGGCGTGCTTATATACCGGCACACACTTGTTCAGATCAAACATATTCTTGAAATGAAAATCAATGAAACTGTGCGAGTTGGTCGTCTCAATTTCAGACGGCAGTTGGCCATTCTCAAGAAATCTAAACACATCTATGTCTATGAAGTTATAATCCTCGCCAAACAACTGAACAATATTCTTCTTGTCCGAAACTATCTTGTTATGAAACTTGGCATTACGCAATACAACCTTGACGCTCTCAAGAATATTATCCAAGCAGATGCACTCGTTATGATCTATGGGCAAACACCAATAGTCGTCGCTGACATAAAAGTAGAAGAATAATAGTGATATGTTGTTGTTGGACACATGCTTTTGATTATCCAAACAAACAGCACTGATATAAACGTGTTCAGAGTTTATGATTGAACACAGATTGTTATAGTCTTCGGTTGTTTCTACAATATGCACATGAGCAATATGGCATATCTGCGAACAATGTCAACTTATTTTAGTTACCTCTCCAATACTCAAGCGGGTTGTTCAATACTCCAGAAAGATCTATACCTTCTTCTTTTTTTATTCTATCTATCTCAAACCTATTTTGCTCAGTTACGCCAGCTTTGTCAAGAATGTTGCCTTTATATATGTTATTCTTTGGTCCAGTAATTTTCCACTTTACTTGGACTGTTTTATACAAATTTAAATTAATAGAAGATTTATCCACATAAGATATTTCATTAATCACGTTTTCATTTATCTTTTTTACAAATACGCGAGTAATATATCCCTTGTTATAATCTTCGGGGGATGGTTTTGGTTTGGTGATTAAAATATTTGTTATTTCACCAATCTCTGGAAACGTGCCGTACTGACTAGGTAATGTTTGATTGTATATCATAATACTGTGAGTGGTCTTACCTGTGCAACTAGTGTAGTAATCCACATTTTATCTTCAATATTTTGCTTGACATCTGATATTTGCCATACCGCATTTTCAAAATTATATGCTTCTGGTGCATGGTCTATCAAAAATTGAGAAAGATAGTTTACACCCGATATTCCCAATAGTTCCAACGTCAGTGTGGTTCCTGGCATTATTGCATTATTCAAGTATGGAGATTTTTTATTTGGCAGTTTCAAGATATAATTCAAAAATGTAGAATTTTTTTCACATATAAAATATTCTAGATCTTTCTTTGGGTTATTTTTATCTTGTGCATAATATACATAAAAAGCATTTTTGTTTTTATTGCTGCGAGTTTGACGTTTCTTTACAAGTTCGTCCTGTTTTTTGATATGAGCATCAACGGCACTTTCAGATGGAGTATTTCCCGATACAACCACCGTTGGTAGTTCTCCTTTTCTATATAATCTGTCTCCTGCGGAATACCTGCTTACTATAGGTGTAGCAGCGACATTTTTTGTCTGCGTGGATCCATCTGGATCTTGTTCCGGGTTTGCACTTTGCATTACCAACTGATTCATCATTTCCGAACTAAGCTTTACATCAAACGACGCGGCTCGCAAAAATGCAGAATCTATCGCACCAAGAGTTATTATTGGCAAATTTTTTGCATCATTTTTTACGGCTATACCTGGCAAATTTTCGTCATAAACGGAATATTTTCTGTTTCCATATTCGGCGGGTATTAGTTTAAGTTGACATATCTGGCATAATGACTGGTTTATTCCTTGCAACAGTTCTTCTATTAGTTTTAATACGGAATCATTTTTTTTAACCAGCGCTCTAAAATATTCTTCATTTATAAATAAATCTTTTAGAAGTCCCCAATATCCCGCTTTTAGATTTTGCGCAACCTTGCCGTCAGAATCAAGAACTTGCTCGTCTCGATACACCGGAAATGATTCTCCATTTGGATTTATTATTTCTTGCAAATTGTCAAATTTTGTTGTGTCTAAATAATATTCTTTTAAGATATCTTCTACTTTATCTTTAAACAGAAGGTTATATTTTTCATCTTCTGGTTTATAATTATTGGCTGTGCCTTCACCTTTATTTTCTTCAAATACAAACCTAGGAGCATACCTATTTGGTACCAATACATTCGTGTTGGCCGATTTCAATAACGGATTTGCGCAAACTCTCGTTTCCAATATATCAAGTTCACGTATAATTGCATTTTGCGTTCCACGCATTTCAATTTTAAAAAATGCATTAATTATGTCCTGTACTAAATCCATCCTCAACCAAAAATTTGGAGTATTCTTTGATATCGGAGTATCTTGTATTCTAAATACTCTTTTTTCTTCTTCAAAGGTCTTGTCACCGATCCTCAATTCTTTTCTTAGTTGTTTATACTTATCTTCCTTAGAATCTATGTTTTTCATGTTATCGTTTGCAAAAGAATGAAAACTTTTTACCGAAAGATAGTCCTGTTGCTGTTTTATGGTAACATCTTTGTTTGCGATTTGTTCGCCTTCTATAAGTTTATTTGCATTAATTAATGTAGTATGACAGTCATATCCACCATTATCATTCATCTTAAACCCGTAATCTACGATAAACCCCAGCCCAGCGTCATAATTTCCGTTGGATTTTTTTATATATTCGAGCGTATAACTTGGGTCAACAAACATTTGATTTATCCAGTCTAGGTCGGTCAAATCTACTAATGATACTGTATCATAATTGTTCCATCCCCATTCAATTAAACAAGTTATTCTCGGAGTTAAAAAATATGGAATAAGATAATTCAATTGCGCGAGAGAATAACATTTCCAATTTATGGTTATTTTTCTACATAAGCTGGGGAAACTAGAATTTGTTCCGCTGAATTCACAAGACACCGACTCTAAGCTAGGTGGTGGACGGTGTGGAAAATCCGTTCTCTGTTTTAATTGTTGGTTTGGTCCAAGAGCAGAAGATTTATCAAACGGTATTTGATGTGGATTTCCCCTTGCGTCTACTCCTATAGTAATTTTTCCATCTGCGTTAAATCCATAACTTTCATTAAACCCGTATGTTCCTCCCAAAACAAAACCGTCTTTACCTTTAGCATCTGGTAGCGAAGATATCCCATTTGAAAAAAATCTCGCCCATGCAGTTCTCGGTCCACTATATGGTTTAGCTTCTGTCGGGGTAGGGTTTTGCCCATATTCTCGTGCCCTTCGTTTAAGCTCATCTACTACCCACGGTGATAGTGGATGCAATCCCCACGGTACTACAGTTACGTTGCTCATAACAATTATGTGTTGTTTTCTCTTCTAAATTTTAGAATAATATTATCTATGTTTTGTGGTATTCTTATTTGTTGTCCTGTGGGTGCCTTGAGTGTTGCTTTTACGCCATTTGCTTGAGCAAGTACCCACCACAAAGTACTATCATTATAAAACCTGTGTGCAAGGTTGTCAAGATAATCTGTTTCATTTGCTACAATATATATGTCGTTCGCAGCAACAGGTATTTTTGGATATCTAGTTGTTTTAAATACGCGCTTACCATCATAGCGTTTAAAAACATTAGTTTCATTTTCAATATATCTATTCATATTACAATGTACTCCATCCTACTTGAGGACCAAAGTGATAATTTTTTGTCTGTGATTGTTCTCTTTCAATGACACTTAGTTGTACCGATACATCTATCATGGTTGGAAGCTGTCGAGAATATACATTATCTTGCGTTATGGTTTTTTCTTTTCCGTATACATACGTATATTTGTTATCTCTTAGTGTTTCCCAGTGCGCGTCGTCTGGAACGGTTACGCCTACGCTTCTTAATATAGCTGGCTGGTCTACGTATAAGTCTCCTATTCTGAATTCAATCATAGGCGGATATATAAATCCACTTTCTCTCCCCGTGGTTGCAGTGTCTGGATCTTCTGATAGTAAGATTTCTTCATTAGTAACTATTGCTCTGTCTGTGTATTTACTTGGTCTAGTTAATCCTACTAAATAATTAACTCTTTCCCAGTTAGGGACCAACTCGTATATACTATTTGCGTATACTCTAAAATTAAAACTTAAGTCTCTGCTAAACCCTTTATATACAAAAAGCTTGTCTGCACGACCCATGTATTTAATGTCATCCCAATCAGCAGTATTGTTATCTTGTATGCTTCCGAGAGTGGCTCTAAATGGAATATAAATTTGATTAATCAAGTCGTAAAAGTAAAAGAAAATAAGGTCTCTTGACTGATTCGATCCTTGGGCCAAAAATAACTCATCTATGTCTCCAGTTGGAGTCAATAAGTTGTAATCGTCCGGCGTTCCTGTTTCATTAAGTTTTTTTGACGCTTTTGCAAACCCTCTGTTGTCTATTCTTATTTCATTTACTATTCCACCTTGTTCTCTCAAATATTTTAAATACGGACCTTCTGCTACAGATGATTTATCAACTACGGTAGGTTGTGCACCTGTTCCATTTGGAATAGACTCATAATTATTGTTACTGTTGACTCCTATTATCGGATTTTCTGTGTATCTTTCCGCAGAAGATCTAAATTGACCGCCTCCCGTAGTTTGATTGTATGGTAGCATTGCGACCACCATTTTTGAATACAAATCTTTTAAATTATTATATGCCGGTCTCCCGATTGCGCGGTCAATTTCAAAATCGGTTATTCCGACGGAATCCATTTGTATCTTTACACTAGGTGCATATTGTGTGGAAGTATCTCTAGGATCTTGTTTTGCTGGATAGTATTTGTGATAATCGGATGCACCTAAATTTCCTATAGGAGATGTACCTCCAGTTTGTGTACCCGTTGTTGCATATCTATCATTATAAAAGGTCTGCGGTTGATTATATGCTGTGGTTTTTAATAGCCCCGATCTATCGTTTAAAAATGAATAATAAATACCTTCTTTTCCGGTTTCATACTCTGGTCTATATTTCCATGTTTCTCCGACACTTCCTCCAAATGCCCCAAGTGGATTCGTACTTGGTATAAGTTTGCGAAGTTTATCCACCAGTCCGCTTGCCAACTTTTGTAAAAATCCTCCTCCATTATCATTTTGACCAGCATTTGATGCCCAAATTTCATTAAAATTTGAAACAGCTTTTGACGCAGTGGGGTATCTTAGCAACCCATATTTTGCTCCACCTCTTTTACTTGCATATTCAGAATATGGAACTCCATTTTCTCCAGTAGCAGTACCATCCAGTCTCGGTTTTTCCGAGTCTTTGGTAGAAAACCCAAACGTACTTAATAGAGAATCTTTGAAGAAGTTTAGCAACCCTCCGCTTGTTTCCAAATGTCTTTGTGGATATCCTATTAACCCAAGCGAACCGGGTCTTGCCGTTGCTTTCAATAAACTTAATGGATTATAGATTCTTGTTTCGTTGAATGCGTTTTGCTGCTGAAGTAATAATTGTTTCCCCGTGTATAATAAACCAATACCGCTTGTTGAAAACTTTGTCATTCTTATGACATCTCTTGCGGTAGAACCTACGGGAAATGCTGTCGTGTCGTATCTAGTTAAATTCTTTTGAAAGTTTGAGTCAGTAAGCTTCGTGTATATATAAGGCTGGTTAGATCCAATATCCCCACCAGCTTGATAATATGGACTAAACTTATTATATAAATTATATTCATTCTTTTGGAATGCTATCAGATTTTGCGCAGGTGTACTTCGCTGTATAGGTGATAGTGGAGCTAAAAATGTATTGTCTGCCATAAGTTATAAATATTAAGATGTCTTGGCCAATGTTCTAGAAACTAACGCTCCGTCCATATTAACCGCGATTGCGCCATCTTTTAGTAGACCAATAAGTTCATCTAATTTTTCGATCATCGCGTTTTGATTATTGTTTACATTAACCACCGGAGATGCTCCGCCCGCCGTTCCTCCAAGTTTTGATATTGCTTCAATAAGTTTATTTATTGTTTCTTTAAGCTCATCGAGGTTTTTAACTTCGACTGCCATCGCAACTTGCTTTTCAACATTAACCGTTGCTTCAGTATTTACTGCTGCCGTGGCATCTCCTCCGCCAAACAATTTACCAATAACGGGAATATTTGTAATAAATTCTGATGCTTTTTTAAACGGTGAGATTAACAAGTCAAATACTCCGCCCATAATATTCTTTATACCATTTATGATAGAATCGCCAAGAGAACCGTCTCCTCCAAATATCCTAGATATAAAATTTACTACAGCTTTAAATGGCGAAGTAAGTGCATCCAACACCATACGTCCGACCGATTTTATACCGTCAACTATTCCAAGTCCTATTTGCGATGGGGACTTCCCCATCAGTTTCTTTTTAATCCAATTATATCCATTCGAAAATGGTTCTATCAACGCATCTAATAACATTCCTCCTATAGATTTTATTCCATCGACTATTCCAAGTCCTATCTCCGATGGAGAATTTCCCAAAAATTTTTCCGAAATCCATTCATAAACTCCAATAAATGGAAACATGAGATATGTAAATATTTTTTTTGCGCTTGCTTTAAAGCCATCAATCATACCATCTGTTAAATCTACACCAAACATTTTTAATATCCACGCTCCAATATCTATAAGCGGAGAAACTATTACGTCGAATATAGCACCCGGCACAGCTTTAAGAGACGCAATTATTTTTTGACCAATACTCAAATTATCGTCGGTCCATATACTAAACAAGCTTGTTCCCAACTCCCACAATATTTGAATTGCAGTTATAACTTGTCCTATGCCAGGTATAGCTTTTGCGAATAATCCAACAAATCTGCCTACGGAACCAAATATTTTTCCAAATACTCCAAACACTTTTGTCACTGGTCCTAGGTGCTGACCAATTCCACCAACTGCACCAAAAAGTTTAGGTACAACATCAAGCCCAGATTTCACAAATGTAATTGCTCTTTTTATATTATCAAACCCATTTAATATCCGAGCAAAACCTATAGACGCTGCACTTCCTAAATTTTTTATGTAATCAACGAAATTTTTTATATAACCAATATTCATGAGTACCGATCTACCAAAATTAGAAAAATATCCAACTATATCTTTAAATACTTTTAATTCCGTGAATAATTTTCCAGAGATTATGCCCAAGAACATAAATCCTCTTACTACCAAGCTAACCAATTCTCCAAGTTTTTCCGCATAAGGAATAATTTTTTCCACCCCTTCTCCTATCTTTGTCATTATTTTTTCCAACGTCAGTCCGCCTTCTTCTCCAGATCTTAATTTACTTACAAATTTATCAAACGGAGATAAAAATCCACGAATTATTGCCGTAATAATTTTAAACGTTGCTCCGAGTAATCTTGCAGCAATTATTATTGGTGGCATTATTGTATTTGCTATGGCAAGAAGAGAATCTGATATGTCTGTCCAAATTCCAGAAAATGCGTTGGTAAGTTTATTAATCTCTCCTTGCATTAATTGTTGTTTTGCCATTTCTTCTGCTTGTTTTTCCAGATCCGCCGCCGCAGCTTTTTCATTTTCCTTTATTTTTTGCTGCATTTCCATGTACTTTTTATACAATTCTGGTTTTGTCTGTTCTAATTTCGCGAGAAGTTTTTGTTGATTTTGCTGCTTAATTATTTCGGCAGTTGTCATTCCTGCCGCTTTAGCAAGTGCTTCTTGTTGATATACATTTAATCCTGTAAAGTCTCCTGCCTTTTCAATCTGCTTAAGTGCAAGCTCTCTGGACTTTACTACATCTCTGGCATATGCGGCTGCTCTGGCTTCTTGGAAATTTAACGATTTTCCAATTAATGCAGAAGCTTCAAGCTCGCTCGTAATAGAATCTTGATAATTAAGAAACCCTCTCGCAGATTTTGATAACGAATTTACCGTAGTTCCCAATCTTCTTGCTTCTACGGTAGCACGTATAAGAGCCATAGGACTCTTGGCAAGAAATGCAAGAGTATCTTCTGATGCGTTTGCCATATCATTCAATACTGCTCTTGGTGCTACTCCGCCCATTTCAGCCAAAGCCACAGCAGATTTTATCATCGAGTCTCCAGAACTTCCTACAGATTGAGAAATAGATTCAAACAACCCCTTGAATTTTGCAGCATCTTTTACATTAAGTCCAAGATTCGCCGCGACCTTTGCAGTATTTGCAATTACTTCTTCTGTTACAAGTCCTATGACTTGAAATTCTTCAGTAAGTGCCTGTCCAATTTCATACAATTCTTTCAATCCCACGCCCAAATTTGCCATCTGCACATTTACTCGTCTAACTGCATTGTCTAAATTTTTAGTTTGACTGACCAAAAATCCAGTAGTTTGTCTAAAATTAAACGCAGCTACATCAAGTTCTTTCCATCTCGCCAACGATGCGTTTAACATTGCCAACCAAGCGGCCATTCCGCCTTTAGAAATATCCGATAAAAATTTTTTTACTTTGCCATATTCTTCTGCGTTCGCGCTGACAAACTGCTCAATTTCTTGAGTCGTTCTAATTAAGTTTTTTGTTATTTTTAGTTGATCTTCTAAAGTTTTAAGTTCATCTTTTTCGGTTTTTAGACGGCGAGCTATATCTTCAGCCACAGCCTTTCCGCCTGCAATTTTCTTCGTTAGTATAGATTGTATATAATCTTCTATTTTTTCTTCTCGCTGCTTTGCGACGAGTGTATCTTTAATTGTTTGTATTTCTCGTCTTCTGGCCGCTGCTGTTCTTTCTGTAATTTTTCCGGAAGCTATTTCTTGCTGAAATTGTCTTTCTTTCCAGGTAAGTAGCTCTTGTTGAAGTTTGACTTGATCCTTGATTATACCAGATCTTTCATTGGATGCTTGCAACTGATATTCATTTTTTTGTATAGCACTATACGTAGTTTCTAGCTTTGTAATTTTTTGCTTTTTTTCTTCAATTTTTTTAGTTAAATCTAATACTGTTTCGTTACCTTGTATTTCTTTCTGCAAATCTTCTGCTCTTTTTTTTGAAACACCGCGAGTTTTATCTACAACCTCTGATATTTTTTCATATACATCCAATGCCGCTTTTGCGCGATCATATTCTTCCTGTGTCATTGATACGTTCTTATTATCGGCCATTTATATGATAGGTTATCTTATATAAATATATAATAACCACCATTTTTACCTACGTATTCCGGGTCTATCGACTTTTGGACCACTCGATTTTGGACCTTTGGCGGCATTTTCGTGCTGGTCCGCCTCTTGCTTCTTTGTATCTACGAGCTTTCTTATATAAAATCTACGTAAATGTATAGGCATTGCATATGCCTCTGTGTGACTAAATGCCCCATTGCTGTAATAGCACAGCGTAAATATCTCTTCGTGTAAACTTATCTTATACTCAGGTGGTAGGCCAAAAGAAGTCAACACCCAGTGGCATTGCCATCCTTTCATTATGCCCACAGGCACTGCAAGTAAAGTCAAACGTCATATCCATATCCGGTGTGTTTTCACGAATATATCTTCTTAGTGCCATACTATCCTTAGCTAACATATTATCCACAAATTTTTTGACCACTCCTCTGTCACTATTTCCGTCAACGGATACAATGCTATACTTTAATCTTGTGGTCATTTCTGGCGTATTTGCTTTGGATATTTTTGCAAGACCCTTTAGCTCTGCATCAATATCCCCTTCGTCTTTATGCGTTAGTAGTCTATAAACTACAGTCTTTTTTGATACGGGTAGCTCAAAAGAAAACGCATTTTCTCCTTTGGTATATTTACTAAAATCAAATTCCTTGGATTTTAGTTCTCCCAAGTTTATTTTTACTTCATTTTCTTCGCCGCATTTTGGGCATGTAATTTTTGCAGGATATTCATCACCATATGCAAGTCTTCGGGCAGCTATAAATATTGCATTTTTGTCTCCTACAAAAATATCATCCAGTTTTACGTTTGGCGTTACAATCAATGCCTTTAACAATTCATCCAATACTACACCCTTCTTAATAAGATTTTGATTGGTAAGAATATCTTCTTCACGAGCAGTCATATACTTCAATTGTATACGACCAGAACTAAGTGGAGAAGAAAGCGGATAAAAATAACCCTCCGATGGCAAATCAATATATTCCGTTGGAAAATCGAGCTTCTGTTCTGCTTGTACAGGTGGAGCTACTTGTGGTGCTGCTGGTTGTGTATTTTGCTTTGTAACAGGTATTGTATTATTATCCATATGTAGTATAACGTTTGTTTATTCATATATATGAACTAAAATTAGTTTTTGTATATATAAAAAGTTTCTGCCGCTAAAAAGCGGCAGAACATTGAGGTTATTTATATTTTTTATTTATTATACTGCTTTTACGGTGTCTCCTACTACTTGCAGGGTTAGTTTTGCGCCTGCTGGTAGCTTATCATCAACATACATATCGCTATATGCATCCAGCTTTGCTTGTAGAGATGGATCTATTTTATACAGAGACAATTCTCCGCCCAACAAAGTTTTCAGGTGTGCCATAAGTGGTCCTTTTATTTTGTTCATATCAATTTCTCCCACATCATCGCCGTCGAATGTAACGGAAATTTTTGATGGAACGGACGATGATACTGAAGAAATATCTTCGCCTTCTTCACCTCCTTCGTCTCCTGCGGATGCTTTTGGTCTTCCCATTCCAGTCATGCCTTTTGGCTGATATGGTCCTTTTGGAGCCTCTGTTGGTGTACCATCTGGTATTGTCTTGTGTCCTTTAACAACCCAACCTGTTGGAGAATTTGGATCTTCTACCTTGAATTTACTACCAACCGCGCCTTTTACACGAGCCATTTCATCGATCTCTTCGCGTATCATTTTAAGAATTTCTTCCTTTAGACTACCAACTTTTTGTGGGTTAGCTGGCTTTTTAACGACAGGAAGTTTTTTGCCTTCTTTCTTTTCTTTTGGTTCTGCTGTCGTGGTCAACGACTTTGAGTCGGCTACGTTTTCGGTATGCTCTGTTGACTCCTTTGCTTTCTTGAAACCAGATAATCCTTTTGTTTCATCTAGTTTTGACTTTTTAACAGCAATCACTTCTTCTGCGATTACTTTTAGTAGTTCTTTTAGTTCTGATTTTTTCATAGTGTTTTCTTTGAGGTTAATTCTTCTGGCATAATCTTCTGCCGCTTTTGTTGATGCATCTATTATGTTCTTGATATATTGTTCTCTCTTTTTTGGATCACGTTCTTTCAAGAATATATCATCATACGCAAGATCGGTCAAACTAGCTTCTAGTTGACCTATCTTAAAAAGATATTTTGGTGAATTGTCCATATTACCACTTTCTGCAACTCCAGTAACGTGCTTTTGTACGTGGTCCTGGATTAGCGCAATTATGACGTGCTCTAAAACTTTTCCTTCTCTTTGGATTACTCTTCTTGATACGCATCTTTTTATCGCCGAAGTTTACCTTCTTTACTTTACCGGTTGTTGGATTACGAACAAAAACTTTGAACTTTTTTACATCGCCCCTCATTGGTTTTCCAAGTTTTACCTTGCGACCACGATATTCTGCTTCTGTCAAGTTTTCTTTAGCATCGGCGTTAATATCTCCATAAATCTCATAAAACTCATCGCCTTCGCAAGTATGCTCTTCACCTTCTGGAACCATTTCCCAGTTGGTCTTGCGATAGCATTCTTCATAAGCCTCGTTGGTACCTTCTTCCATGGCAGCTTCATAACATTCCCAACATTCATCTTGCATCTGGTTCTGTTCGTTATACATCTCTTCTACCATTTCTCTGATTATATTCTTCAGTTGTTCTTCTTTCATAAGGGTTTCCTCGTTCTTTTTTCTGCCTTGGCAATGTGCTTTTTGACTGAATCCTTTTGGATGACTACAATCAATGCTACGCTTGTATTTTTTGCTCCATTTTTCATCAAGTTCTTCAACGCCTTCTGATTTGTTGCCCCAGTTCTTTACTCCTTTTTTACGGCATTTTACTAATGCACCAGAAGCATATGCACTTGGCCACACTTTATAGCGCGATTTAACTTTATAATAACAAGCATCTTTCTTTTCGTTCATCAATAGTTCTGACACAAGTTCTCCACCACAAATAGGGCACATATGATTTTCATTTACATTATCCATAGTAAATTCCTCTGTTTCTGCTATATTTTGTTTTTCTAAATGGTTTTTAACTTTCATCAACTCTGATTGATTTAAATCGTCCAAGTGTTCTTTACCCGTCAACTCTTTTGTAAGTTCAAGAAAGCTTGGCTCGTTGTCCCACTCAATACCTAAGTCGTCTGCAAGTTTATGTATGGTTTCTGGTGTTATATATTCGCTCAATTCTTTTTTCAACGATTGCAACAAAGCACGAGCTACAACACGATCCTTTTCTTTTTCGGCATCGCTTAGTTGGTTGTAGTCAATATTCATCAATTTTTTTCTTTGTTGTATCTTACTATCCAGTTTACCAGACTGGCGTAGTTTTTCAGTATCATCAAATTGATCCGGATTTTCAACAAACTTTTTTGCTGTAACATTCCATCCTTTGTGAATAGCATTCGCAATTTTTTCAATATCAGTAACGCCCATATCAATTACTTCTTTAGCATATATTGCAGACATTATATTAGCCTGCCAACCAAAAGTATTACCCGGCGTGCTGCGACCATATCCATATGCTTGATCCAGTGCTTGATCGCTAATGGTTGCCAGTTGTTCAATAGAGAAATTGGAAGATTCTGTTATAGATTCCTCTGTTTTCTTTTTACAACTACCTGGTGCACCAGCAGGCACACCACGTACTCGTGAGTATCCCTTCCAGCACTTTAGTTCATCCATCTTATCAGCCTCGGTTTTTACATTTTTTGCTTTGCCGCTACGATCTGGATTTGGGTCTTCACGTCTCTTTCTGCGTGCAGCAGTTGCTCTACCTTTCTTTCCCATCGCTTGTGCAGACTTTAGTGGACGACATTTTGGCTTACCTTCGCTTGATTTTTCTCTGGCACATTGACCACGTATCTTACCATCTGGTCCGAATCTTACCCATTTCTCCTTGAACCATTTGTGAAGATTTTCTTCAAGTTCAATAAGCTGTTTCTCAATGTTATCCATAATACATCAAGCTCTGTCTTGTATTGCCTGTTGCTTGCGAATATTATCAGACTGCTGCTTTTGCAGCTTTGCTTTCATGCGCTCCGCTCTTTGCATTTTTGGCTGGATGGTTTGTTGTAGCTTGGCTACATCGCCTTCTATTTTTTTAATATTAGCAGTTAGTTTGTCACTCTGAGCTTTTAGATTCGCTAGTTCTTTTTTATCCGCGTCAGTCAATCCAGTTTCAGCAGCAGATGAATCGAGTGTGGTATCAAGTTCATTAAGATCTTTTTCGTATATTTCGTTCATCATATTGACTGCGAGATTGAATACACTACTTTGCTTCATAAAGTATACCGCCGCATTCCAGTCTTCGGCTTTAATTCTCTTCTTCAACTCGTCGGCGTATCCGTCAAGTTTTTTTTGCCAATAACTTTTTGGCATATTACCATAACCTATTAACTGAAGGTGCGGATCGTTGGTGTCTTTTCCGGAAATAATATATCCATACTTTGACGCATCACCGTTGGTTTCCGCCAGTTTATGAGCAACCACATTTTGAATTACTTCTTTGAGTGTAGACTTATTCATTATTTTCCGTGCATTTTTAAGATTTCTTCGGCAGCAGCTTTTGCTTTCTTGGCCAGTTCAACTTCACGTTTTTCTTCTGGATTATTCATATCAGTTTCATCGTGATCTTTACCTTCAAATACTTTCCACATTTCATTTATCTTTTTATTACCATCTTTCTTGGCATAAAAAATCTTCCACATAGTAGCATATGCTTTACCTTCATCGTCCTTATACTGTTTCAGCAGTTTGTCGTGAAGTTTCTTTGGAAAATCCGGTGGAGCTTTTTCATCTAGTCTCCATTCTTGTGCTACACCAAGTGGAGCAAAATCATCTTTCATGACTTCTTCAACTACTTCACGTATAATTTTTTTAAGTTCTGATTTATTCATAATATTAATCCTGTTTAGTTGGTTTTATGTTAAACTCTTGTTGTAGCGTTTTTAGTATTTTTTCACGCATATCTTCCGTTTCATCCATATCAGAACCAGACACAGTTATATTAATATACAATGTTGGATTAGTTTCTGTTGGTGAAGTTATATATGACGCAGCAGTGCGAGTGTTCTTGGCTTTTGCCTTTTTAACAGCCTCAACTATTATTTTTCTTAGTTCTGCTTTAGTCATTATTTTTTTAGGTATATATAAATATAAACTATACTATAAAAAAGTATGATATAGTTGTGTTTCACTCAGGTGATAACCGGGGTTATAGGGGGTAGACAGAAACTTGTCAAGATAAAATAAAAAACCCCCACTTTTTATGGTGAGGGTTCTGTATAAGAACACTATAATAATATTAGAACTGTAGGATGCAGTAATCCATCGTCAGTGTAACTTCGATTGTCATTGCTTCGGCATTTGCCCAGTCCATGCTTTGGAAATTTACCGAGCTAGGAAATGCACCTTTCAAGTCCCACTTCTCAACAATGTCGCCAACAGGACCAAGAACTTGAATCTGGACATCCTTCTTGTACATATCAGCATATCCGTTACGACCAGTAACAGATTCGTGAGCAAGGCGAACCCATTCCATCACAGCCTGTGCGCCAGATGGCACGATTGGATCATATAATGTAATAGAAAGATCTTGCCATTCACTCTTTCCTTTGAGTTTACGTTTCAAATTGATATGATCTAGAGTAATTGAATTGTTCTGTATGCTTGGACGACCTGTAGCTTTGATTAGGTATGCAGGAATGCCGTCGATGTTCATAATGAAACGGTTTTGTACCTTGGGCTCGAAGGCCGTAAAGAATATTTGATTTTGATCTAGTAGCTCTGCCATAGTATTATCTTTCTGTTAATTGTTTATACAGGGTGTTTATCACGTATAATAAATAATAACAATAAACAGTATTTTTTATTTGACGCTAAATATATATAATCATAAACTGCTTTTAAACCGAAGAATACTATGGCCAGACCCAAGAAAAACCCAGACTTTGTAGAGCTAAAATGTAAAACTTGCAATACAGATTTCAGAGTGAAATGGCAGAAACGAAACAAGCAGAAGTATTGCTGTAAATCTTGTTCTAACAAAGACCCAGAAGTGTTAGCAAAAATGCGAGCGTCGCAGGTAGAAACCTCACTAAAAAAGTACGGCACGGATCATCCTATGAAGACTTCTGAAGTTGTAAATAATTTCAAGAACTCTATGATGACCAAATATGGTGTAGAACACGCATTGCAATCAAAAGCTATACTTGATAAAGCCAAATATACCAATGTACAAAACTATGGTGTAGAAAATGTATTGTCGTCAAAAAGTCCTGTAAGACAGCGGATAATGGAAACTTGGATTGAAAAGTACGGTGTGGACAATCCCGGCAAATCTAGAGATGTTATACAAAAACGAAGTAAACTCAAACAAGAGAACCATTATGAAAAACTAAAAACTCTGTTTAATTCGCAAAATGTAAAGTGGTTATGCAAACAAGAGGACTATGCGGGCTATCATTTCTCGCATAGATACAAGTTTAATTGTAAAAAATGTAATAATGGATTCGAGTCTACAGTATATGTGCCAACAGATGTGTTCTGTGAACTATGCCATCCTGAAAAGAAAGAAACCGCAGAAACTGGTTTGCAAGAGTTCTTGGTGTCTGAAGTAAAGGGTAAAACTATACTACGAAATAATAGAGTTGTGTTGGATGGCAAGGAGCTTGATTTTTACATCCCCGATCTTTCGTTCGCTATAGAATATAACGGGTTGTATTGGCACAGAGCCAGCCATCCCAGAATGTCAAAAAACTATCATCTGGAAAAGACTGAGAAGTGTGCCGAGAAAAATATACACCTCATTCATATACTTGAAAGCGAATGGAAGCATAAGCAGAATATTGTAAAGTCAATCATACGTCAGTATGTTGGCGGGCACGTTGCCAAGATCCACGGACGAGAATGCGAAATACGAAAAGTAGACACCAAAGAAAAGAATGAGTTCTTGAACAAGTGTCATATGCAAGGTGAGGACAAATCATCTGTCGCATATGGCTTATACTATAAAAACTCCTTGGTCAGCATAATGACGTTTTGTAGAAGTAGATTTGACCGAAAAGTTGAATGGGAAATATCAAGGTTCTGCAATGCGTTGAATACTCGTGTGCACGGTGGAGCAACAAAGTTGTTTAGTATATTCCTATTGGATTATAAGCCAAAGAGCGTAGTAAGCTACTCTGACCGCAGATTGTTCTCTGGAGACTTGTATTCTAAGCTAGGAATGACCTTTGAAGGAAATACAGCACAAGGTTATCATTATGTATCTCCCGACTTTAGTACAGTATTCAACCGACAGATGTTCCAAAAATCTAAACTGGCAAAAAAGTTAAAAACATTTGATCCCAACTTATCTGAATGGGAAAATATGAAACTGAACGGATTTGACCGTATATGGGATTGCGGTCATACAAAATGGATATGGAGAAGCTCTACAACTTCTCAATAAAAACTTCCAGATGATCTTTGGATATTCCCACATAAGGATTTTTGTTGGACTTCGGTAGTCCTTTGTTGGAATTGTATTCGCACTGTGTCCTGCGACCAGCGTGCATGTTTTTTTGTAATGCTTTTGCGTATTCGTCAAATGGCGAAAGAGTCCAACCACCTTTCTGCTTCAGTGCACCAGAAGGTCCGAGATAGCAGGTCAAATGATGCCAGATATTTCCTTTGTACTCAAAGATTCTGGGCGAAGGCTTTTGAGCCAACACCCACTTGGGCTTATCTCCGTGATTTGTTTCCCAATCAATACAATGTGCCTCCAACTTAGCATCATATTCGGGGTCTTCATATTCAGGATGTTTCTTATGATGAAAATACCATTCTTTGGTGGGAATGCTCCAATACTTTCCTGTGCTGGAAAAGTATTCATGATCAGGATGATTTTCGTCAATGATATTACCCTTGGCGTCTTTTAAGTAAATGAACTTGGTGCCTATTGACCAAGGATAGTTTGTCCATAATCCACCGCTGAGAAGAAAGAACTCATAATACGGCCAAAGAAACGCATAAAAGCCACGCTTGGCGGGAGGAGAATGATAGCCATCACAGTTCGAATCATATCCCTTTTGATTGACTGAACTAAGCCCACCAAACCGGGCAAACTTGATATTCTTTAGCATACCGACATATTATCACGCCGATATATTATGTCAAGATGTTTTTATTTGTTGTTTTCTAAGCTTTGAAAATGCCCTTGCGATGTCTATATGCACATCGTCCGAATACTTCTTGTATTTTAATGATATCTTTTTGATATATGGTTCAATATCTGGATATACTTTTAACGCTTTTGCAATCGCATATATATCATCTGCCGCGTCTTGAACATCCTTCTCATAATAACTATTGTTCATGGCGATTTCATCGACACTCATCTTATCGTCGTAAATCGCCGATATAGTGTCTTTTAGTTTATCTAACTTACCTTTTGCTCTTAGTATCTTAAATACAATATTTTCTTCACTTAGTTCGCCGCCCTTGTCTAATCCTGCTTGACGAAACTTGTATATCTTGTCAAGTAAATCTTTTAGCGGCTTTTCGCTGTCTGCATCCATCAAGTCGTCTATCTTCTTTGAGTACTCTTTATACTTCTTTTTTATAAGTGACTTGTTGAAGTTTGGACTTTCTTTCTTTGGTTCTTTTATCCATTCGTTTCGTAGAACACTATACTTTGATGCAGATACCTGTTCTGCCCCTATATCTTCAACATATAACTCAACATCAAAGTTTTTCATCACAATGTCGTGCTTGCTATTCCAACCAGTTTTAATCGCATCAAACATCGCCTGTGCGTCTTCTTTGCTCATATCAAGTTTGGAAAAATCAGTTGATATATGTAGATCAATATCTGAATATGGCGTCCAGTTATAATTGGTAATAGAACCAATAAGAAGTATGTCTTCTGTCTTGATGTTTATATCTTGGTTCTTTTTTAAGTCCTGCACAAAATCCATCGCGATCTTGATGAGCGATTTTCTTACTTCGTCATCAAGTCTCGCACCATCTTCATTGATGTTCCATATAGGAGCAAGTTTGTCGTTGTATAAAGGATAATTCATCTTCCACCTCGTCTGTTTGCTACATCCATCCATTTGATTACTTCATTGCGAACAACTTCTGCTATATCTTCTGAATACTGAGATATAGGAGTATCTGCTGCTGTAAGGTCTTTATGTTGATGTGCTACAATATTGTTTTTTATTAATACGTCTGCAAAAGCCTTGCACGCCTTTTCAAGCATAACCATGTCGGATACATGAAATTGTTCTTTTAGCAGCAAAGATTTTAGCGAAACGTGATTCATACAGACACAATCTGTTTAATCTTATTTATGCTGCTCGCCGCATCTTTATGTAAAATAGCAATTCTATTTTCACCGGAATTTTCCCAAGCAGTTATATTCTTGTCTGTATCATCAAGTAGTATATGAGTAAGTCTGACATCCGCTCTATCAATGATATATTGTGGCTTTGATACGCCGGACGAAGCAATAATAACTTGAACACTTGGGTCTATATGCTTGCGTATCCATGCAGTTTTCTGCTCTTTTATTTTTGTGCCGATGCCTGCACTCAGTACAACAGCGGGTGGATCTTTGAATCTATCTTTTATATAATCCCAAAGAACTTTAGCGTCTGGCAATGGTTCTAGGTCAAGCCAGAAATTAGGATTTTTATTTACTACTTTCCAAAAAGTGTTTTTGCCATTTTTTGCTTCATAGTCTTGAGGAGATAATCCGCCAGAAACTGCCTTGAATCCTTTATCAAGGTTTACAAGAACTCCGTCCATATCCACATACATTTGATATTTAAGTGGAGACTTTTCTTCTACTTCTTTCAATAGATTTTTTAGGAGTATATGCATATTTTATAAATATCACGGTTTTGTTGAATGCACAAGTTTTTTCTTTGAGTTTTCCCAAACTATCTCGACATCGTAACCGACCGACATTAACTTATTTGTTTTAATGGCATCTTTGTCCCATTTTTCTTTTGCTGTCATGCGCAAAGATTTATTATAATAATCTGATTTGTATTTTTTAGGATTGCAATGCCAATAATCCCCATAGCACTCAATTACTTTTTTGATCGAAGGTATATAAATGTCCACAGAACAATGAACGTCTTTTAGATATTTTTCAAGAACTGCATCTGGATATTTTAATAAAACAAGATCATACGTTTGTTTTTGAAACTTTGATATGCGTTTTCCGTTTGATAATATAGCAGAAGGGCTATCAAAATAGCACGCGGTTCCGTATTTTTTCATACAAGTATTTGCAGCTTTTTCTGGGTTGTTGTATTTATAATTTCCGTATTTTTCTAGTTTGGTTTTTGATATTTTCTCAACCGAGATTGGATCTTTCATAGGATTGTTGTCATTTATCCAAATTTTAAGTTTTTCTCTCTTTTCTTTTGAACTTCTGTTACATTCATTTGAGCAATATTGCTGCAATTTTCCAGATCTTGGGTGTAGTATTCTTTTATATCTGTCAAACGGTTTATTGCAATTTAAGCAATTTACAATTTCGTGATTTTGCGATTTTCTCCAAGCATACATTGCTTTTGTATCTATGAATCTTTTATTTCTGTGCTTCCAATCAACAGTAAAAGATTTACCGGTCCATTCGCAAATTTTATTTATTGACATTGGGTTTCCATAATTTGTTTTCATATAAATATAAATATATGAACCGGTAGGCAAAATGATGAAATCTTGCTATATAAAAAAGAAACCCACTAAAAAGTGGGTTTCTTGTAATCAATTTTTTATGATTTATGCGCTCGGAAAAACGGCACCCGAAGGGAGTACATTGAAGTCCAATACAATCATTTCAGCGGTACGTGTTGGCTGAATATAGATCTGACCATACAATATGCCACGATCAACTAGATCAGGTGTATTGTTGCTGTCGTCCATAACAACCTTGAAGGCATACACACCCGAACGCTGCTGTACGCTTTCCAAGTATGGATTGACGATGTTCAAGAAACGTTGACGAGTTGTTGCTACGTTCTGTTCAAACACTAGGAATCTTGAAGAAGAAGCGATGAACTTCTTCAACGCGATCAATAGACGGCGAACATTTACGCGATCCAATGCACTTGGATTACGTTGCAGTGTCTTCTGACCCCAAGCCACAACGCCTTGACCAGGAAACGCGGCGATTGGGTTTACGTGACCTTCATATAGAGTATCACGTTCAGTGTGTGTCAATCTATCTGCTACAGACACAGCCGTTGGGATACCGCCTCGATTTAGACCTGCTGGGGCAAACCACTCAGCGGCAACTTTATCGTTGGCGGCATAGACGCCCATCATTACTACTGAAGGAGGAACGTTCATGATCTTGTTACTATTGGTCTCAGTAACTTTGACCCAAGGATAATATGTTGCAGCATAGTTTGTATCAAACTGACCGGCCAGATCTACTACGTTTTGAATAGCAGTTGCACCGGCTGTTTGATTTGGAGCAATGTCCATGATATAGAATGCGTCGCCACGACGTTCGCACATATCAACGATTGAAGTTGCTACATATGCGTGGTCTTCGTAGTTAATGCCGGGAACAGTGATGAGGTTGAAATCAAACTCATCCGCATTGCTTAAAGCAGCAATTGATTGTCTATAAGCATATGTACCACGACTTGTTGACGTAGAGCAATCTAGTCCCTGTTGATTTGTTGGCAATATATCATTACCAATTAATACTGGAACAGATGGCGATTGACCATCAAATCCACCTTGGAATCCTAGAACAAAACGACGCTTCTTAACATTTGTATTTTCTTGAGAAGCAACATACAATGGAGAAACTCCGCAATATGTTTCTAGGTCAAACGCAACATTAGCTCCTACCGCAGAACCTTGTGGTACTGGAGCGAAGTATTGCTTATTGTCTAGTTCTGGACCGACGCTAGATCCATTTGGATATAGAGCAGCAAGATCCGCGTCTGCTTGTGCTGGTGCTGGTTGGAATACTACACCAGAAGCATATCTACCTGGCTGTAACAAGTACGCCGAGGCAGAGCAGTATTGCATCGCAGGAATCTTGCCCAAACGAGCATAATCACCGCCGACTGGTGTGGCATATGGACCAAATCCATATGGAATTGCGTCAACTGGCCATGGAGCAGTTGCCATTTCAACACGAACATATTTGCTCTTTTGTGGGAAGTCTCCAAATTCCAGAATCTTACCGTTGAAGTCGATATAGTTGTATGTGTCACCAATACGACGAGCAACATAATTTGCACTATTGACATCCAAGTTTAGATTATCAAAACGTTCTAGATATACAGGCTTTAGGTCTGTATCACTATAGCTGCGAACCGCCAACGTGAATGAACCATACGAGGTGCCAGGTACAGAACCAGGTGACTTTACGTTTGATATTTCAAGTTTATATGCTGTATTTGCAGCGGTGCCATCTGTCAGAGTATGTACCTTGAATAGATCATATGCAGCACTCGAAGACACTCCGCTACCAGTAAAGGCAGCAATTAGCTGTGAGCGAATGAACGGAGTATATGCATTTGTGAGATCAAATGCGGAAGTTCCATCTGCTGGCTCAATACCATCTTCAAAATCCATTGCGTCGCGAGAAAAAATAGCAATCTTCCAGCTACCAGAAGCAAGCATTTGATTTATAATTGTTTTGGTACGATGTTTGAAGTTTTTGTATGTGTATGCTGCTTCAATCTTTTGACCAGCAGCAACAGGAACATAACCAGCTTTTGGATCAGTACCAAACACGTTTGTAATATATTTGTTTGATTCTTCGTCCAATGAGAACTGATATGTACCATAAGAAGAACTTGCCGTATTTCCGCTTCCATCTGTATAGATAGTGTTTAACGCCAACGAGAAATCGGCGGTGACAGAAACGACCGACGATGTTGATAGCAAAGATCCGCTGAATCCATATAGATTCTGACTGCGATCATATGCGGTATTTGCCAATACGGCCAACAATACGCTATCACTTCCGGTGGCATAAGAAGAACTTCCACACCCATCCTCGGTCAATCCAACACCTGGAGTAAATGCGTTTGGATTGAACGCACCATATGAGCCAGTTAATACACCTTCAATTTCAAGTTCAAAATCGCAAGCACCTGGTATGCGGCGGATTGTCAATGAAGACAATCTTGAACCGTTCCAAGGAGCATCGCCAGAAATAGTGAATGAGGTATTTGTCGCAGAAGCTGTGGCAAAGAAGTAATCCAAGCAACCATCGGAAGCAGTAACTGCTCCGTATAGGTTTGTTGAAGAGCTTGCAAATGTAGCAACTTGTAGTGTACCAACTTCGATGGTTTCATCCTCATAGAAACCGCTATCAAATGTTACGCTAACGCTACCAGTAATTTTGAATACGCTATTTGCCGCAGAATTTGGATATAATGTTGCGTCAAGTAGAGAACCAGAAACTACCGAATTTTCTTGAAAGCGTCCATATTGACCAGGTGTAGCTGTGACAAACAATGCTTTCTGTTGATTGTATCCAGAAAGACCGCCAACGCGGACAACTGTGACTTGTCCTTGCTGACGAAGATATTGCTGGGCTGTGATTGGGCCGTATAGTGTGCCGTCCGCATCACCGAAGATGGTGCTTAAATCACCTTCGCTGTTAATTACGGTTGGTGAAAATCCCGGTCCTTTTGGGAATGGGGCTACTACCACGCCGCCGATTGCTGCTACGCCCTGTGCAAGAAACGATTGATCTACTTCTCTGGTGAATACACCAGGCGAAACGATTCGTTCTGAAGGGCTATATGTTCCATTTTGTTCGATTGCCATAGTTTTTTAACTCCTATATAAAAAGTTGTAAATATAAATATGACACTAATTTTTCAAACAATAAAAAATCCTCCACTAATATGGAGGATTTTGGGTATTATAATAAATATAACTATTATTACGATCTTGGCGTAAATGCGCCTGTATTAATATCAAACGTACCTTCGCCATACTTGGCTACGATCTTATCCAAAAATACTTTTTCTTGGGCTTCTATAGCAGCCAATCGTTCATTAAGTCGCTTTTCTGTTTTGGCTATTTCACGCTTTTGCATTTCTAATTGACCAAGCGAAATAGTAGCTTGTTCATATGCTTCGCGAATAGCAGTTAGTTCTTGTATTTCTACTGCATCAAATATTTTTTGCTCAAGTGATGCAGGCTGTTGTATGTTTGGTGTATTTAGTTCCATAATGTTTTATAACGGTTTATATATGTATATATACAGAATTTTGTATAAAAAATCAAGTATTTTAATTCCAA